AGAGAACGTCGCAGAACAAGGCCCTATCTCTGGGGTTAACAAAGCGCTTGAGAACTTCAGAAGGCAACTATCTTCATCGAGGTTCCACGTGCTGAAGGACAAGGCTGTGTTGGACCTGTTATCATCCTATTGTTGGGATGAAGGTTCAGTAGAGTCAGAGCTCAAATACCTAAAAGGTGTTCGAGTTGATGGATTACCTTACTGTCAATCCATCAAACAAGCCAAACAACTCGATGAGCAATTGTTGAGGTTTGGTGAGCGAAACTATCCCAATTTCGGTTGGAATAGGTTCTATCAGGAGTCACTTGAAGCTATGATTCGTGAATTCGAGTCGTGGCATCTCAAACCCTTGCATTTTCACAGTTGTGAGGATGTAAGAAATGCTCTTCCAAAAGAAGACACCCATAGTGGCTACTTATTTCTGGAAACAGGTAAGAAAGAAAAGGGTGATAATGTGGAGGAAGCGTTCAGCTATTACGGAGAAGCAGTATCGGCTGTAAAACAGGGGTTGCATGTGCGCCAGTTTCCGATCCTTCCTGGATGCAGGACTCAAGGTTCGGGTGTGTATGCAAGCGACGGAAGTCGTACGCCACGTAATGCGAAGCTGAAGACGCGATTAGTCTCAATGAAGGACATGCGTGAAATTGTTCTTGAGATGATGTTTTCTAAACCATTTCAGGACAGGTACTCGTCTTACCAACGGTACGCTGGGGGAAAGAACGACAATGAGATTCATTCTTTGGTGTTTGATAAGGCATCAAGGCATACTCGTTGGGTATCGCTCGATTACTCACACTATGACCAGTCTATAAGTGATTGGCTAATTAGAGACGCGTTTAAAGTTGTCGCATCGGCCTTTGCCCTGAATGACTTCGAAAGAAGGATGCTCGATGAAGTGGTCCGTATATTCATCGCTAAGGACTTTGTAGTACCGCACAGTTTAGATGGATTGTATCCTTCTGGACTCCTACACTCTAGAAAGGGTGTTCCTAGCGGATCAATGTTCACACAGATTATCGACAGTATCGTGAATGAGTTAATGATCCGGACCGTTATGCGGGCCCTTGACATCAAAGACTACGATATGCTAATTATGGGGGATGATAATCTTCTGTTCTATAAGGACTCAGAACCCAGGGGAGTGGACATTTGTTCGTATTTAACGCATAATTTTGGTATTCAAGCCAATCCAGCGAAGTTAGCCAGTGGAGAATGTTCTAAAGCTAAGTTTGAGTTCCTCTCTAGAACTTGGACGATCCAAGGTGCATATCGCCACCCTAATGTTTTGTTGAGTAAGCTTGCATATCCCGAAAGGTTTAGGAATTATTCTGATGGAGCTAGTCCCGCTCTAGTCCTTTATTCTTACTGTTTGGCGTATCCAGTGGGGATGAGGGAATTGATGGATGTGGATAAATTCTACAAGGACTTTAGAGGAACAGAACTGCTCAAGTCAAGAATGGTTGAAAAGGGGAGATACATCTCGGGATACTTGAAATATCAGTATCAATACCTTGGTGTAGAAGACTTTAGTGCTTACTAAAGAGTGCGGTTTGCGTTGGTGAAAAGCGTTGAAGCTAGCCTCTACAAGTAGTGAAATCGGTGAGATGGGCCGTATGAACAGGCACTACTTGCACGTGGGCTGACCGAAGTAACCAGTTCCGTGTAATTCAAGCTACGGATATTGCTTGATACGAAG